GATATTCCATCCATCAAGGTTTGGAAGGTATTAAATGTAGCTGCAATTCCTGGATTTGGATAAAAATCAATTTTTAATTCTGAACCAGAAATATATGGATAATATGTCCCAAGTCCTGAACTTGAGTAACTGTCTAAAGAGTGATTTGTAATTTGTCCATATTCTAAAAGTTCAACATTAGTCCCATCATGAACTAAATTCAATTCATCAAATTCATATTGTCCGTTTGATCCCGTAATTTCTACTAAAATTTTAGCAGAGTTATAAGTTGTCCCAACACCAACAATAGTGGTTGAACCTGATGAAACAAATCCACTGCTTGTTTGAATTGTAACAGCATTTCCAAAAGTTGATGTACCAACTCCAGAAATAGAATCTGCTAAATTATATGATAAAGTTGTAATTGTATAATCATTTATTGAAAACTTTGTTGGATAAAAATTAAGAACACCTTCAGATCCTTCAATTGAAAAATCAAATGATCCTAAATCATAAGAAGATTCCAATCTAGCATATTGACTAATAAATCCTATTCCATCAGCATGAATTAAGGAAACTAACATCAATTGTCGTTGTCCCGTAAATCTTCTATCTTGGATATATGTAATATATTTTTGAGCTCTTGCATCATTTAAAGAAAATCTATGAACTTCAGAAAATTTTGTAGATCTTGGATTACTATTAAATTGTGAACTAACATCATCAATTAATAAAACTCTATTTCCAATAGACTCAGAATAGTCAGATAAAATTCTACTAGAAAAAGTAATTTGATCTGAAAATACTCTATTACTAACTGACAATGAATTTTCCGATACTAAATCAAAATCAAAAACACAATTTAAATTTATAATTTCAGTAAGATCAAATGTAGTTTCAAGTAATGATTCTTGAACTTTAATGTCCATTAAGTTGTTATTTTTTGTTTCTAACTGATATTCCGCAAACTTTTTAAATCCAGTAGTGTGATTTAAAGTGCTAACAGCATCATCCCAAGTATCATAACTTACTGCGGATTTGATTGAATATGAAAAATTTTGATAGAAATCACTATCCTGAATTCTTTCAGTATTTGTATTTAAAAATCCAGCATTTGATATCCACCCATTATCAACTAAAGAGGATGAATCTAATTTAAAGAAAGCATCTACTCTATTTTGAGCACCTGCAATACCCTGAGATTTTGAAGTCATCCCTTCTATAACTTCACCTTTTAAGAAAGTTTCTGCAGATACTGCTCTGAGTTGATTTGTAATAGGATTCCACTGTTCAACATATCCTGATGAAACAGATTTTGATTTTATAAATTCTCCAACCAAATAATTATTCTTTTGCAATTGAATTTCAAAGGTTGGGAAATATTTTTCTGGTACAATTCTTCCTGATGACTTATCTGGATCAAAAATTCCTGGAATTTGTGAATCTGATAAGAGGCCGTTTAAACTATATGTAACTGAACCAATTCCCCCTCTATTTTCCGTTATTGATGTTAAGGTAAACAGTGGATAGTTATAGTTTTCTGAATTATATCCAATTATTGTAGTTCCTACTCCAACTGGACTATCGGCATCAACATTTGTTTTTATATTTACATTTTCAATTATTACCTTATCATTTACGGCAAATGGGAACGTTTCTGCTGTACTAAATCCAACGGACAATGTAACTGTAACTTGTTTTGTTGATGAATTATATGAAATTGATCCTATTCCAACACCATTTGTATTTTGTATTGGAACAATTTTAGGTGTTACATTATTTAAACTATATGCATTTTTTAATATTTCTACATTATTTTTACCTAATGTAAATCTTAAATCAACTTCTGGAACTACTTTATTTGTTTTTCCATCAAGTAATAATAGTTTTGGTGCTTCAGTATAACCCTTACCAAAAGAAGTTGCTCTAACTGATTGTAGAGATGACAAAGGTTCAATTTTTATAATTTGTGTCAAAGAAATACTAGGTCTTAATGTAAAATCACTTGGAAAATCAAATCCAATATCATTAATTTTATTCTTTTTAATTTGACCTATTGATTCGCTAAATGCTTCTAATATTGCTCCTGTACCATTTTGGGATATAACTGAAGAAATTCCGGGAAGAGAATAATAATTATATCCACCACTTATTAATTGTACTTCAGAAATAGATCCAGATGCACTCAAAGAATCTGTAAAATAAAAAATACTTGAAGAAGAACCTACATATGTAGAATTTTCTGGTGTTTTTCTAACAGTATATGTAAAATTAGTTGAAGATGAGGAAACTATATTATAAGTTCCATTATATTCACTTCCAGAGATATCAATTTGATTATTTAAAAGAACTTCAGTGTCAATACTTATATTTTTCTTCTCTTCAGGTATTGAATTATCATATACTGGAGTAAGTTTATAATATAATTTTTGGGGAATATTTGAATTTACTGTTATGGTAACTTTAGCATCGTTTGTTACACCTACTGTACCAAACTTTTTAACTTCAAACGTTTTTTGCTTCTGACTAGATTCAAAAATTTGAGTATAATTGCTATCCTTATAAAAATCAAGACTAAATGCCGGGTATCTTTGAGATTGATTAATATATGAAAGTGAAGAATCTGATAAATCAAAAGATACTTCTGAATTTTTATATAATGTTAATGGTGGATTTATTGGTAAAATATTACCATCAGAGGCACTAGTAATTCCAACTATATCTGGTCTAAGTTTAGTTGCACCATAAAATGTATTTGATAATTTTACATTATTTTTATCAACTATCACAATATAATATTGCTTTTGGTTTTGTAATCCACCTGAGGGAGAAGATGCTGTATAGATTATCTTTTGTCCCGCAAAGAATCCATGATTTGGAATGTTTATAGTATTTGAAGAAGTATTAACTCCAGAAGCAGAGAATGATTTTGGATTAACTATTAATTTTCTATTATAATCATTATATCGAACAACAAAAGATGTTGAAATTGACGGATTAACCTCTACATGTACTGTATCATTGTTACTGAGCCCATGGGAAGATGCACACGACACAGTAACAATATTTCTTTCAATATTTCCTCTAAGAAAATCAAAATTGGTCTTAAAACTGTGATATACACCAGAACCAACTCCAACAAAGTATAAAGTAGAGGATGACCGTTGAGTACTTGCAATACCTACAAATGTTCCTGTCGTTCCTAAACCAACTCTAACCGTTGCAATACCAATCAAATCATTTGATATTTTTGCAACATAAAGATTTGATTGGTTTGCAAAAGTTATAGTACTAGTTCCAACTCCAACATATGCCACAATGGAGTCTCCACCATTATTTGAATATGTAATTAGATCTCCAGTTTGTAATCCATGGTTTGGGATATAAATTGATTTTGTTGGAATGAATACCTGTGTTATTCCTGCACCTGGATTGCTAAAAGAAATTGTTGTCCCTATTCCAACACCAGTTACTGTTCCAAGTCCAATGGATTCTCTGGGATTAAAATAAATCTCTTTATTAATTCTGGAACTATATGAATTATTAGATTTGGAATTAATTTTTAATTTTCTTGTATTTTCTGTTAATGCAACTGATAAACTATGTGCAGATCCAACAGTATTTTCGTGTGCCCTGATTACTCTAATTCTAGAATTTAACTTATCTACATTAAGAACCTTTAGTTTTTCATCTTCTAAACTTAAAATATCATTTTCTCTAATGTTTGGATAGTCTAAATTTCCACCAACATTAATATAAGTTACAATACCAGTAACAGAGGTACTTGCAATGCCTAGTGTAGTTCCACTACCCAAAAGTGTTAAGGTATTTGGAGATACTTTAATATTATATGTACCCTCTAATTGTGAAGATGTTGTGTTTAACCCAGAAATAGAAATTATATCATTATTACTAAAATTGTGAGGTTCATTAGTAAAAATAATATATTCTCCCTTATTGTTACTTGGATATATTTCTGTATTAAAAATACTACTTGTTGCAACACTTATGGAAGATACTTCCTTTCCTTTAATTTGAGAAACTGATGCACTTGCATTGATTCCTTGAGAATTTGTGTTATCAAATAACACAAAATCACCAATCACATAATTTTGTCCCCCAGTTATTATTCCTATGGATTCTACTTTTCCTGCAGATGCAAATTTAACATCTACAGTTTGATTTAAATCATTTGGTGTTGTAATATAATCATATGAAGCATTTTCATTAACTAAATTATAAAAATAAGTATTTCTTGCCCAATTAGTCTTATTCAAATCGATTTGATCTTGATTTGAATTTTTTGAAAAGTTGAAATTAATTGGTTTTGATTTATAAGAATTTCCAATTAAATATGGAAATATTGGGCGTTTGTATTTTGCAAATTTGCCACTATCATCTGATGTTAAATTGAAAGATGCAAAATAAGCATAAGTTCCATTTGGAAATTCGGGAGTGATACAGAATCTTCCATTATTTTCATCTAAAGCGGAACTATCATTTTTTTTATAATATGTAAAATCTTCTACAAAAAAACCAGGTCCAAATAAATTTAATGGTGGTCTATTTGATTTCTCATCTGCCTCCTGTTTATATCCAGATTTTAATTGTTGAACAGTTCCATTGACATATCCATATGGACCATATATTGGGTTTCCGTCATATGCCCATCCAATAATTGGTGAGTGATTTGTTGAATTAATTTCCGGTCCATTTAAACCATTTTTTATTAAATCTGGATCTCCATAAACTTTTCTAGCAGAACTATCTAATGATAATACATTTTCTCTAAGTTTTCTTGGTGCGTATATGTGAGAATATTGTAATCCATAACTTTCATTCAATCCCCCTCTAATAAAACCATCATCTGATGTTATGGACGAATTATATTTTTCATATAAATTAATAGTCCAAGATTGTATTTGTCCATTAAATGTTGCAGATGAACCAGCAGGTATAACTGTTATCGAAGTTGATTCCTGAAAATATCCTGTCCCACTATTAATAATATTGACCGAAGTTAATTGGCCATTAGAAATAATCGGTGTAAGTACTGCACCAGTTCCGGAACCTTCTATAACAAGTGTAGGTGGTGCATTATATTCTGAACCTGAATTATTAATTATGACTTTTATAATTCTTCCATCAGAAGAAACTACTGGTGTTAATTGCGCAGATTTTCCTGATTTTAAAATAAAAGATGGTTTCCTGTTAAGATTAATGATATCAGAGCAACCATATCCAACACCACCAGAACTTAAATGTACCGAAGTAATTTCGCCCGTAAAAATAGGTTGTAAAACGGCATCAAATGTTTTTGTTCCAATTGAAGATATTCCTACTTTTCCAATTACTTCTACTTTTATTTCTGGATAGTTAAATGTATGTGTTCCGGAACCAATTGACGTTAAGTTAACATATTGTTTAGTTTGATAATAAAAATTATAATCATCGGTTCCGATGCCAACTTGAGATAATTTGAAGGTATCGTTATCAACTTTTGTAACTATGTATTGTGTATTAGTTGATAAACCACTAATAGGAGTAGAATCGGTAGTATATACTAATGTTTCTCCAGATTCATAATCATGTGATTTAATTTGGATTGTAGAAATTGATGTATTAATTCCTGAAGAAGATGCCGTCCTCTTCTTATTTTCATATCCATTTCCAGGAGATTCAACATTAATTGATCCAATAACTAATTTTTGATTATAAGATTGTAGATTATGATTACCAGTTCCATAAGATAACAATGTAACTGTATTAATTCCAGAAACTGCATCGTTTAAACTTTTATGAAGCTTAACAGTTTGGTTATTTTGAACTGCAACAAAATAAGATGAATCCGTTGTTAAACCACTAATTCCTTTTTGTCCACCTGTTTTGTAAATAACTCTTTCACCATTTCTAAATTTATGATATGTTGTAAATCCAATAGTTGAAAGGGTAGTTCCTATTCCAATTAGTTTTGCACTATTTTCTGAATTAAAAACAGATTCGTGGTTAATTAATTTCATATTTGCTGATGCTCTTGCACCAGTTCCATTTCCTCCAGTAATTTTAATTATTGGAGTATCTACATAATCAAATCCTGGGTCTACAATTCTAATTTCTTGTAAAGAACCACTAACCGCACAGAATCCTCTTGCTCCAGTTCCACCGACCCCAACTTCTTCGGGAAGTTCATCAACTATATCTAAAACTGGAGGATTAATTATATCATAACCAGATCCAGAGGAAGTTACCCTTACATTTTCTAATTGACCATAGTAAATTTTATCTGTAGATTTATAATTTAATATTTCTACACCATTAACTAAAATTCCAGTAAATCCTGCATTTGTTTGATATGTGTTACCATCGCTAATTGGAGGAGAAATTTCTCTCAGAAGTTTTTGTGTATTTAAAGTTTTTTGTGCTAAATCAAATAATTCAATTTTATTATTTTCTACTACCGTATTATCAGATATTGATATAAATTTTTTATAGAAAATATTTGAATTGGTTTTTGATAAACTAATTTTATTTTGATCTATTCTTTTTACAAAATATAATCCTTCACTTGGGGGAATCCTATTTACAACAGGTTTTTTACCATCTAGACCAGTAATAATAAATCCATTGTCTCCAAATAAACTTGATTTAACCTTAATTCCTTCTTTTATAGTTCCTCCACCTTCATCATCTAAGTATGTGTACGTTGTTTTTTCTGGAGTATAATAAATTCTATCTCCAGTATATAATCCATGATCTGAATTCGGAGAAATATTAAAAATAGTTCCGGAAAAAGTTCCACCAAAAGTTACTGATCTATCAGTAGAATCTGATGAATAACTTGGAATTGATGGTGATGAAATTAAAGTTCTTTCTTTTATCTTATATACATTTTGTACATCTGCATTTATTAAAGAAGTTGATGAAAAAACTGAAGAATTTGCTTTTGAAAGCAGTCTTTTAACTGTATAATTGTCAGTTAAAAGTATATTGTCAGTTTTTACAGTAAAAGTTCTATCTGAGTTTAAATCATTGACTATTGTATTTCTCTGAATTCCGGAATTTCCAATAATACTAATAGAATCTCCTTTTTTCAAATTATTAACAATCTTTGTTGTAATTCTATAATCACCTTCAAGACTAATCGATTCAACAGACTCTACCTCATAAGAAAATGGTATATTAAAAAACCAATCTTTAGTTGTAATGTCCTGTGAATTGACTCCTAATGTTTTAATTATTGAGGTATCATTATCAGCATAATATCTTGTATCATCTACAATTTCAACGGAATTTAATACAGAAGTAATCCTTAATTTTACTAATGATCCATCTGAATTATATGCAGTAGCATAAGTATTGATACCAACAGTTTGACCATCTGCAATATTACCAATTACATTTGAACACCCAAAAAACTGAGTTAATGATTTTGAAGTGTAAGAAACTATTCCTGTAGTTTGATCATCATAAGTGACTAAAAGATCCCCTTTCAATGGGAATCCTACAGTTGAATCGACATCAAATACTGAAGACTCGGCAAATACTGTCCCAATTATTTTAGTACTTGGATGAACTGTAAATTTACCTGTTGTAGATCCATCAACAATAATATCTTTGTTGTATCCCGAATCTAAGCTTAATTTGTAATAGTCTTTACCATTTTTTGAAGTTATTTTTTCTACATATGTGACTGCACTGCGGGCATATGGTATATCTCCATATTCTTGTTGCTCTAAAGTATTGTTTACAATATCAGTTACAGTTCCTGATATAACCTCAGCAACTAAATCATTACTAAGTCTATAACGAGCATCTGAGGGTCTAAAGAGATTTTCTTTTGGTCTATTGATTTTAACATCTTCACCATACAAAATCTTGAAAAGCATTTTGAAAGATTCATCAGTTCCTTTACTTTGATAAAAGTCCCTAATTTGCTTTAGAAAAAGATTTTGATTCAACTCACTATTTAATTCTCTATTTTCAAAACCAGGAGAAAATTGATATTTAATTTTAGATAAAAATTCTTTAAGAAATAAAGAACTTAAGTTCTTTATTTCTACACCAGCAGAGTGATTGGAAGACTCTGTAGATTTAAATGTTAATTGATCTGGAACATTTTGAGTATTATGGGCAGATATTCCACTAAATCCTCTAATACATCCAACAAATGAATTAAAAGTTTTTGATGTATAAGTTATAATTTCATCATCTATTTGAATCAATCCATATGATTCTGGAAAATTTGTGGTTCCTTCTTTATTTTTTTCAACATCAATTGTAATAGTTGTATCAATATCAGAAATACCCGAAAGTAAATATAATGAATCCGTTATATTTGTAATATTATCTACTTTTACATATTGATCAATATTTTGAATTAGATCAATCGGAGCACCTTTAAATTCTTGTGAAATATAATATTGAGACAAAAATTCAGATATTAATGGAAATTCTTCCCTGATATATGCAGGAAGTTGATTTTTAACAATTTTGTTGAACTGAACTCTTGTTTCTGTCATTTGATTATGATCTTACTAAATTCCCGGTTGTGTAGCTTGATGTTACAATGTAGTTTGATGCTGATGGATCTAAACCAGAAGAAATTTCATCAACAACCATTTCAAAATTACTCTTACTAATATCTAGTTGCAAATATAAATCTTGTAATCCAATTACATCGTTTGACTTTGGTGTTGCTGATATTTCAATAATTGGTTGCCCATTTTTTTGTTTTGCTGAAGTAATAATTATTGGATTTAAAGTAATAATTCCATTTTTGTAATTTATTACACCAACATCCCTTCTAATTATAGTTGGTGATGTTGAAGATGCATTTGGAACAGTGAATAAGAAAATAGAACCTGTAGATCTATCTGAATTTGGAATATCGGAGAAATAAACATCACCAGTTATTCCTGATACTTGAAATGCAGATGTTCTAACATTATATCCATCCATACTGTTGATATGAAATTCATTTCCAAATCCAATTGAATACTCTGCAAAACTATTAATAGAAACTCTAAGATCTCTTCTAATTTGTATCTTAGTAATATTTGATGTTATTGAGTCGTGACTTTCATCAATAATTTTCAAAAATTTACTATACTTAAAACGAGCACCATAATTATTTAATTCAGTTGATTTTGCATATTTATTTACATTTGATTGAATAATGCTGGAAACGAAAGAGGACCCTGGAGCAAGATTTGTATTATAATAAACTCTTGAATCTGTTTCAACATACAAATATTTTAAATCTAAAATTTCTGGAACAATTCCTGCAACAGCGTATTTTTTAAGTTTAAGTTTAATATTTTCTTTAACTAAATTAGATAAAAAATCACCACTTCTTGGTTTGATGCTGATAAAAACTTTTCCATATTGTGGTGGAATTAATTCTTCCCCACCAAAAACAGATATTGATTCTGTTTCTTGATAAATTCTTGACGGAATGAGAGTTTCATAGTCATTTGCAGTTACTGCTCTATTTTGTGATGAATATATCCTAGGTGCATACTTTTTAATTGATTCCACAGACTCTATATTTTCTCCACCAGATGCAATTAATCCAGTTGTTAAAAGAGAAACTCCTGATGTAACTACATTTTCAACTCCATTTCTTTCATAAGTTAATCTTCCAGAAAAAGAAAATTGACTTACTCCGTTTGCAGAATCTCCATTAGTAGAAAGATAGAAAACTTCAATGAAATTTGATTCTTGAAGTTTTTTACCAAAAAAACCGTCTCCAAAAATTAATTCATATCTTTCATCTTCAATTTCTTGCAAAAAATAAACCTCAGATTCTTTATTTACTTCAAAAATACTATTTTGAAGATTATATTTTACTTGCGTCGTCGATCCCTCACGATCTCTCACCAATACATACAATAAATCGGTATCAATTCCTGAATTTGGTAAAATAAATCTTTGATTTGGATTTCTAGATGTATATGTAAAATTGAAATTTAGTGGAGTACCCTCATAAATTTCAACATTATTGAAAGATGCAATATTGTTAAAAACTGGAACGGTAATATCTTCTAAAATCGAAAAAACAAATGATTGATTTCCAAATGAACCAGAACTACTTGCAACAGGACCTCTTTTAAGTGTTAGTGATGCTGGAGGATTTGGAAATGAAGATGAATCCGATAAATCTACAAAGAAACTTACTGTTGCTCTTGCTGCTTTTTTTGAACGAGGAATATAACCAATATTTCTTGCAAGTGCAACAACGTTCTCTCTAAGTGTTGCACTGTCAATAAACACCTCATTTGCAACCATATTTGCATTATATGAGGTAATATAGGTATTATAAGCTAAAACATCAAGAATTGTTGAAAGATTTGATCCTTCAAAATCATAATCAGTAAAATTTGAGTTTGACTTAAGGTAATCCTTAAGTGTAGTTTTAATCTGATTAAAATCTAGATTTGTAAAGTTAACTAGTGCCATTTACCTTGTAGGTTGCAATACAAATTGTAATTGTTGGGTAGGAACATCTGCTCCAATGATGTTATAAACAATTTTTGCATCAAATGAGTTGTTATCATAGTCTGGACTAATGGTTACATCAATTAATTCAACTCTTGGTTCATAATTTTGAATGGAATTTTTAATCTCATCAGAAATAATTGATGCAGTTAGGTCATCAATATTCTCAAACAAGCTTTGTGAAATTCTAGATCCAAAATTTTCATTAAAAAATTTCTCTCCAGGCACTGTAAAGACAATATTTCGAATTGAACGAGAAATTGCAGTTTCATTTTTAAGGGCAATCAGGTCATTATTCAGGGGATTAACCTGAAATGACATACTAATGTCTTTAAAACCCTGACTTACCCTTTCTAAAGGCATAAAATGTTATAATTCTATCTTATTTATTATGATTTTTTGGATTCATAAATGGGTTCGGTGCCATACTCCCAGTCATCATAGTCATCATCATTTCTAATTTTCTCATGAATTTCACTTTGATGGAAAAAATCGTGCTTTTTGGGGGTAAGATCATCATTTGCAATCTCACGAAGCATTTTTTGCTTCTCGATTTTCTCTTCCCAACCATATTCTGATGCCAAAAACTGAGTTCCCCACTCAGTTTCCATGTAATTTTGATCTTTATCGACTTGTTTGGTCATTTTTTTGCTCCTGATTTGTTAAATCAGAACTTTTAACGGGGTTGCTATCCCGTGTTTCAATTAAATCATAGTCATTTTCAAGAATTTCTTTCAAATATTCTTTGTCCCATAAGTCATAATAAGAAGTTTTTGCTAATTTTTCACGAAATTTGCGTAATTTTTGTGTTGGTTGAGATAAAATAAGATTATATTTGCCATTGTTTGTCTGAATTTCATTGATGTAGGTGTCATATGATCCACAATCTTCAAAAAATTTCCAATTTTCATAAGTAGAGTTATAATAATTAACCCAAAAATTGATTGCATCAAGGTCCAGATAGTCCTCTATAATAAAAATGATGACTTGATATCCATTGATAGGTTGAATATCCTCTACAGAGCACTCAACAATCTTAAATTTTGATTTCTCAGCAAAAGGACAGATTGCAAAACCATTTAATTCTGGTCTAACTTTTGATACCTCTCGAATCCAATTTAAAATATGAAGTTCTTTTTCTGAAAACATAAAAAAAGAGTGCTTATTTCTATTTAAGCACTCTAAAAATTTATTTACCTTGACCTCTGTATTTCTTTTTACGTCCATTACGAGAGGTTGCACTAAGCAATGTTCTTGCTGAACGTCCTTGACGAGTTTTCTTAGGTGCTCCTGGTTGAAACACCGTCTTATTACCGCCACCTTTAGCCATTAGATTTCCTCCATTTCAATATCACTAGGGTTAATGTCTTCTCCCGAGTAAAAACGCTCCGAGAAGTCTTGAAGAATCTCACTACAGTCTTCCATAGTGAGATTCTGATATATCTTACGACCTTTATATAAAAGATTGTAGTGTTTTTCCATCAGATAACACGAGTCTTTTCGTGTCCCACTCTAATACGAGGATCACACCAGATCTCAAATCCTGCTTCCTTGGCATCCAAACAGAATGAAACATCCTCACCACACATATCCTGAACAGCTCCAGATTCAAACACTTGCATCTTAGGAGCAAACCAAGGATATTCGAGGTTTTCAAAGACCCCATTCTTAATCAGAACCCAACCAAATCCAGTGTAATCAACTGTGAAAGGCTTTCTACGTTTTGAGATGGACTCAACGGTTTCGTGATTCATTACACCACCATTCCTTCGGAAATCATCTTCTTCCAACCAGTGTGCGACAGAAGTTGTGTGACCATCTTCAGTAGCATACCACCCTGCAGTGATTTCTTTTTCTGTGCCATCTTCTGAGAGTGCCAGATCACAAAGTTGCCAGAATTTGTTTGTGTCAAAGACAATATCCGAGTCAATCCAGAGTTGATAATCATACTGAAGTTTACCATCCCAAGGAATTTGCTTCGGTCCTCTTAATACATTTGCACCCAGACACTTGCAACGTGCAAAGTTTACCATTGATGAATAATCTTGAGAGATTTGAATACTCATTCCATTCTGTACCATATCAAAGCACAGTTGTACAAATGCTTTTAGAAAGATAAAAGAACAACCTCTTCCAGGAAGACAGAAGACAATTGACTTGCCCCTCATTCTTTCTTTAATTGCATCATAATCCCATTC